CGTCAGGGTAGTGATACCAAAACATTTTGCGCTTCATAATCGCTGTGGTATCTGGATATCCCTTTGTGTCGACAACTTCTTCCCGTCCATCTTTATAAATAATAAAAAAATCAGCCACATACTTAATCGGCTGAACATTAAATCCATCGTGCTCAAATTTTGGTTGCAGCTCATATGGCTTCTGTAACTCGCAGTAAACAATATCGCCGCTTTCTTTTAGCGGACAAACAACGTCACGATAGTATTTCATTTCCAACACTGAATCAAAGGTAATTCCCTCATAGGTTCTCTTGGAAATATCTTTATCTACATTAAATTTTGATGATCTCATGTATCTCCTAAGGGCGGCAGATTACCGCCCATCTTTTATGGTAATATTTTATGGAATGCTTCCTTTACATAATTCATGCTTTCGTCTACAAATCCATTTGTTAGGTTATTTTCCTTCAAAATTCGCTGATACTTTTCATATAATCGGAACTCATGTTCAAAAGCTTCACGATTGTGCTTCTGCCCGTTAGAGACACTCGAACAGAAGTTTAGAATTTCCGAGCGAGTATCATCGACTTCTTTTTCAATAAATCTGGTAGTTAATTTTTCCAGACTATCTCTGATTAACTGATCATGTTTTATGGACTGCTGGCGATCTTCAGCTTCCTGTTTTCGTAGTTCCTGCAATTCCATTACTGTCTTTATCAGTAGCTCATGATCTTGATCATTCTTTTTTATCCATTTAATTGGTCTGCCAATGTACTCAGCAAACTTAGAAACAATTGTGACAATTGATATCACTGCAGAAATAATGATAAAGATGTCCATAATCACTTGAACAAAGTTAATTTCTTGTAGCCACTTCAATTCATCCATAATGTCACCCCTTTTTCTTCTTTACTTTTCGTAACATGTCCACGCATCTTGTAAGTGTGGTGCATACATAGTCTAGGGTGGCTTTGGATTCTTTGCCAGAAAAGGTCATTCTGATACATCCTCGTGCGGTTTCATCATCAATTCCAATTTCCGCGAGAGCAGGAGAAATATCGGCAGCTCGACTATTACAAGCTGATCCCGTAGATACCTGAATATCATATCCGTCAAGTAGGATCATTAATGTCTCCCCGGCAACACCTTTGAAACTGACGTATAAATTATGAGATAAACGATCAGACATATTTGTTGGGCCAATCATCCGAAAATCCAGAATATTGTCCATCATATATCGAAGTACGTAGTCTCGATTATTTCGTTTTGATTCACTATAAGTGAAATCTTTAACAGCTCGTCCAAGCGATGCAATTCCAAGTACATTTTCTGTGCCGCCAAACAGTCCTTGTTCTTGTGATCCATAAATCAGTGGGGAGAGTGTAACCCCAGCCTTCTTATATAAAACTCCAACACCTTTTAATGCCCCAAGTTTGTGTCCAGAGAACCCAATCATATCAGCGTCCAGTTCTAGTAAATTGACTGGAATATCTGTAATACTTCCGGTACAATCCAGATATACTTTACCTCTATATTTGTGTACTAGATCAATAATAGCCTCAACGTCCTGAATAATTCCAAGTTCTGAGTTTGCGTAATCTATAACTACAAGTGATGTACCAGAGTTGATTTTTAACTCGTTCTCCAAATGATCTAGCCAGATTTTCCCGTATTGATTAACCTTTAGAGGCACTTTTGTCGGCAAATCTTTTACACAATTCAGAATAGACTTGTGAGCGATAGGAGAGTAGTAAACAGTATCAGACCGCATAGAAGTCCATCCTTTAATCGCCAAAGTATTAGATGCTGATCCTCCAGAGGTAAAAATTATATCTCCCATGTTTGGTTTCGCATGTAGGAATTTATACACTTCTTTTCGGGCATCAGAAATGAGCTTTTTTGATTCCGCACCGATTGAATACAGAGAACTGGGATTGCCCCA